CGTCGATGGTACAACCTATAAGCAGTATATCCTCGAACGATATGCAACTGGTGAGACAGGATACGGCTCTAACGTCAAAAAGCCTGATTTCGAACAACTCAAGGGAAACGCCCACGCCAGGTTCCAGTCTGCTGGCAACAACTCCAGAGGAGATTCAACAACAGTTGAAAGCCTGGAGAGAACATGGCGAACGTTTGAAGATCATAGTATAGCAAATCTTCCTGAAGAACATTACGCTCGAGCCTATATAAAAAAGAGGCGAATCCCAGAAAGGTTTTGGAACGAAATATACTTCATTCCGAAATTTCGAGATTTCCTAGATAAAGAGTTCCCCAATCACGGTAAAGACGAGGTCCCAAACGACGATCGTATCGTACTTTTTTACACTAATGAAAAAGGAGAGATCACGAACGTTGCAGGGAGAGCATTGTCTGATACCAAGATTCGGTATGTGACAGTAAAGGTTACAGATGAGAAGAAACTGTTCGGACTGCATCGCTTGCGCAAGCAAGAACGTGTCTATGTCTTGGAAGGACAGTTTGATTCTTATTTTGTTCAGAATTCCGTTGCCTCTGGCGATTCTAATTTGGGCGGCGTGGCATCAATTCTTCCAGAATTAGATGTCACTTTGGTTTATGATAATGAGCCGCGCAATAAAGATATTGTGAAGCAGATTGAGAAGTCGATAGACAAAGGATATAATGTTTGTCTTTTCCCAGACAGTGTCAAAGGAAAAGATATCAATGAAATGATAATGAATGGAATGACAGAGGAACAAATTAAACAAGTTATAGATAAGAATACAGTGAGTGGCTTAACAGCCAAACTAGTATTCACAAACTGGAAAAGGTGCTGAGATGAATCTATCAGATCAAGGTTTAGAAATTGTTTTAGATCCAATTCTACAGGTTCGTCTTTCTCACTATCGCGGAATGTGGTTCGTTGAATACAAGCGTAAGCCAAAATATTATTTTGATCAGTGGTGGTGGTTTGACGATAGCACACATAAAGAATATAATGATGCATATATTCGTGCACAAACATTAGCCGCTCAAGGTGGCACAAAAGTAATAAGAGAAAAACAAGCACAAACTTTTAATGTAAAGAGTGAGTAATCATGAAAGTAAAATTGATTTCTTATAGCAAGCCAGTTCTTGAGGGATTGGATACGCCAACGGACCTTGTTGCTTATTGCGCAAGAGTATCCAATCCCTCAAACCAATTCAACGCAGAAACTGCAGAAAAACTCATCAAGTATTTGATCAAGCATCAGCACTGGTCACCACTTGAGATGGCAAACATGTGTTTGGAAATTGAAACAACACGTGACATTGCTCGTCAGATCCTGCGCCATCGCAGTTTCTCATTTCAAGAATTTTCACAACGTTATGCAGACCCAACAAAGGATCTTGATTTTGTAACACGACAAGCGCGATTGCAAGATCCAAAGAATCGTCAGAATTCTATTTCTGAAGGTGTGGATGTCATGCTTCAATACGAGTGGGATCGTCGACAACGAGACTTAATTGAACAAGTAAAAATTCAATACAATTGGGCTATTCAAAATGGTATTGCCAAGGAACAGGCACGTGCATTGCTTCCTGAAGGATTGACAATGTCTCGCATGTATATGAGCGGAACATTGAGATCATGGATTCACTATATACAACTCCGAAGCGGTAATGGCACACAAAAAGAACATATGGATATTGCGAAAGAGTGTGCCAAAGTCATCGCCGAAGTTTTCCCTCTTTCTACTCAATTTATCGCAACAGAATAATAAGGAGCAATCATGTCAAGTAGACTTCCAAGCATCTATCAGGATTTCATTCATATCTCTCGCTATGCTCGTTTCAACGATGAACTAGGTCGTAGAGAAACATGGGATGAGACTGTAGATCGCTACATCGGTTTCTTTAAAGAAAAGACAAACAATAACAAGCAAGTACCATGGGATGAATTGCGTTCAGCAATTCTAAACTTAGAAGTCATGCCATCAATGCGTTGCTTAATGACTGCTGGTCCTGCTTTGGATAAAGATCAAGTGGCTGGATATAATTGCTCCTATGTCGCCATTGATAATCCAAAATCTTTCGACGAAATCATGTATATTCTTATGTGCGGAACTGGTGTTGGATTCTCTGTTGAATCAAAGTATACAAACAAACTTCCAGAAGTTCCAGAAGAATTACATGACACAGATTCAACAATTGTATTTGCTGATTCAAAGATTGGTTGGGCTTCAGGCTATCGTGAATTCATTTCGCTTTTGTATTCTGGAAAGATTGCAAAGTGGGATACAAGCAAGATTCGTCCAGCAGGTGAGCGTTTAAAGACATTCGGTGGTCGTGCTTCTGGTCCAGAACCACTAGTTGATCTTTTGAAATTTACTCTTAACATTTTCACAAAGGCACGTGGTAGAAAACTATCAACGTTGGAATGTCATGACATCGTATGTAAGATTGCTGATATTGTTGTTTGCGGTGGTGTTCGTCGTTCTGCTCTCATTTCACTCACAGACCTCAACGATGACCACTTGCGTCACGCAAAGTCAGGAGATTGGTGGACGCTTAACGGTCAAAGGGCACTTGCAAATATTTCAGCAGTGTACGACAAACAAGTAGACATGGACACGTTCATGAACGAATGGCATGCACTGTACATGTCTCGTTCAGGTGAACGTGGAATTTTCTCACGTGCTGCTTCACAGGCTGTTGCTGCCAAGAATGGTCGCCGCGATCCAAAGCATGAGTTTGGTACAAATCCATGTTCTGAAATTATCTTGCGCCCATTCGAATTCTGCAATCTTTCAGAAATCGTCGTTCGTGCAAACGATGACGTTGACTCGTTGAAGCGCAAGGCTCGTTTGGCAACAATCATTGGCACATTGCAGTCAATGCTTACAGATTTCCGCTACATCAATAAGAAGTGGAAGAATAATTGCGATGAAGAAAGACTACTTGGTGTTTCACTCACAGGTATTTGTGACAGCAAACTTCTAAATAAGCCGTCACAAAAACTCGCGGATGCATTGGATGCAATTAGACTTCACTGCGTTGAAACGAATAAGGAATTCGCCGAGGCTCTTGGTATTCCGCAGTCGGCTGCAATTACTTGTGTCAAACCTTCTGGCACTGTTTCACAATTGGTGGATTCCGCATCAGGCATTCACCCACGTTATGCTCAGTTTTACATTCGCCGTGTAAGAGCAGACATGAAGGATCCACTTGCTCAGTTTATGATTGACAAGGGATACAAGGCTGAGGAAGATTTCTACAGCAAATCAAACTGGGTATTCAGTTTCCCAATGAAGGCACCAAAGAACTCTGTCACTCGCAACGATATGACTGCGATTGAACAGTTGGAACTTTGGAAGATCTATCAAGATCACTGGTGTGAGCATAAGCCTTCGATTACAGTATATGTCGGTGATGACGAATGGATGGAAGTTGGCGCATGGGTTTACAAGAACATCTCGATTCTCTCAGGTGTTTCTTTCCTCCCACGTGACAATGGTTCATATCGTCAAGCACCTTACGAAGAAATTGATGAAGCCAAGTATAACGAACTCCTTGCGCTCCAAAACGTTGATATCAACTGGGTGGAATTCATGGAAGAAACGGATACAACAACTTCAGCAAAAGAACTTGCATGCTCTGCAGGTGTATGTGAAATCTAAAACAAAGGAGAAATACATGAAGAAGTCAATTCTAGTTGGTTTAGTTGCTCTTGGTCTTGTTGCATGTGGCGCAAAGGAAGAAGTCGCAGTTGAGGCAGCACCTGCTGCTGAAGTTGCTGCTCCTGCCGAAGCACCTGCTGCTGAAGTTGCTGTTGAAGCCGCTCCAGCCGCTGATGCTGCAGTTGAGGCACCAGCCGCTCAGTAATTATTAATTGGAGATTTGTTTGTGAAAATAAGTGTGATTACACCGACGCATCTAAAAAATGCATTCATTACTGAACTATATTATAGTTTAAAATATCAAACCCATCAAGATTGGGAATGGATCATCTTTTTAAATGGTGGTGCTGTTCCAGGTCAGATTGATGATATTGTACGAAATGATTCGCGTGTAAAAATACACACAAGCATAGATCCAAATACTAATGTTGGGTTCAACAAAAATAAAGCATTTCACCTGGGAACAGGTGAAGTGCTTGTTGAACTTGATCATGATGATTTATTGACTGAAGAGTGTTTAGAAGAATTAGTTAAAGCATATCAAGATCCATCTGTTGGATTCGTTTATAGCGATAATGCAATGTGGTATCCTGGTCAGGAAAATTTAAATGCATTTACACCTGAGTGTGGGTGGACTTCTAAAGTAATTGAGTGGGACGGAAAGAAACTAATTGCACATGACAGTTTTGAGCCTTCAAGCCGAGCACTTTCTTTTATTTGGTATTCTCCAGATCATGTTCGATCTTGGAGAACGTCAGTCTATAGAGAAATTGGCGGTCATAATCCAGAGTTAAGTGTTTGCGATGATCATGAATTGATGATTCGAACTTATCTCAAAACAAAAATGTATCATATTCCTAAAGTTCTCTACATCTATAGAGTGACAGGTCAAAACACATACTTACTGAGAAATCAACAAATTCAAGAAACTACGGTAGCATTGTTTAAACAATATGCTTGGCAGTTAGCATGTAAAGACGCAAAAGACCAAGGATTACATATTGTTGAACTTGGTGGTGGAATTAATCCAAAAGAAGGATGTAATATCAACCTTGATTTGGAAGAAGGTAATTTCAGGTGGGATTTAAATAATGGTATTCCTTTAGATGATAACTCTGTTGGTGTTATCTATGCGTCACATATTCTAGAACACTTACATGATAAACATAAAATTCTTTCAGAGATTCATCGTGTTTTAGTAGATGGTGGTTGGGCTTTTATTCAGGTTCCAAGCACTGATGGTCGTGGTGCATTTCAAGATCCAACTCATGTAAGTTATTGGAATGAAAATTGTTTTTGGTACTACACAGATAAGACATATTCAAAATTTATTCGAAACGATAAAATTAAATTCCAATCTTTTAGATTAGAGACGTTCTGGTGGGAACCAAGAGAAATAAATGTTGCTTGCACTGATGCCTGGTTGTGTGCCGTTAAATCTGATAAACGTAGACCACATTTACTTAGAATATGACAAAAATTGCAATCTTTTACCACATCTACCAATATGGAGATTGGGAAAATGTGT